CCTCTGGTGGAGGAGGTGGCGGAACCTCTGGTGGAGGAGGTGGCGGAACCTCTGGTGGAGGAGGTGGCGGAGGTTCGGGAGGAGTTAAACTTGGTGTCGAGGTTGCGGTTAATGTTGGTGTCGAGGTTGCGGTTAATGTTGGTGTCGAGGTTGCGGTTAATGTTGGTGTCGAGGTTGCGGTTAATGTTGGTGTCGGGGTTGCGGTTAATGTTGGTGTCGGGGTTGCGGTTAATGTTGGTGTCGGGGTTGCGGTTAATGTTGGTGTCGAGGTTGCGGTTAATGTTGGTGTCGGGGTTGCGGTTAATGTCGGCGTTAGTGTTGGAGGTGGAGGTGGAGGCGGAACCTCTGGTGGAGGAGGTGGCGGAACCTCTGGTGGAGGTGGAGGCGGAACCTCTGGTGGAGGTGGAGGCGGAGGATAAGCTATATCAAAACAATTATTAGATAAAAAATCATCTACACATTCTTCGTATGATAAGTAATGTCCTCCACGATATTCTATGCAGCCAGATTTAGTACATGAATATCTTTTTTGAGGACAGCAAAATGTGCATGACTCATCAATAATTGTCATAATATTTTAGATGCAATCAAACATCCTTTACTAATAGCTCTTAAAGGATCCTGTGCATGTCTTACTTCCTTAATTTTAATTGGAAAATTATTTTCTACAATTTTTTTAGAAAATTCTTGTATATATCCGTCAGCCAAAGATGTTCCACCAGCAATTACTATGCTTAATGGATTTTTAAATTTTGGTAATGCTTTATGATTTTGTAAAGAATAACTCAATTGTTTTGTGGTATAATCAATGAGTCTTTCATAATAAGATGATACAGCAGACAAGATCTGATTTTCATTCGGCTCACCGATTTTAAAACCTCCTGCCTCCTTCTCTGCTTGAACAACACTATCCGGCTCTCCGGTAGCTATAGAGGTCATACGATCAATCCAATCCCCAGACTTGGTAGTACTGAATACTACTGTCGGCTCGCCATTTAACATAATACATACGTTAGTCATACCAGCACCACAACTAACACCTATTCCTGTATATTCTTCATTCTCTAATTCAGCATAACATAATGCTTCTGCTTCGTTTATAGCTTTTGCATCGTATCCGCATTCTCCTAAAACTTCACTAATAATATCCTCATGATAACCTATATCAAAATCATCATCTTCTTGATCAACTGGTTGTGCTGGTACACAGAATACTAATTTTTCACCTGGCTCCGAAGCTGTCGAGACTACTTCCTTTAAAATAAAAGCTAAGATTTTTCTCGCATCCTTTTCTTTTGCAGAAACCACGCCTCTGTACATTGGTCTTTTAGCGGTATCGTTTCTTTCTATGGCTTTTTCTATAGCATCTTTGCCCAATAAAATAAAAGAGCCATCCTTATCCTGTATAAAAACTTTTCCGGCCAAACCCTTTTCGATCATCTTTGTAGCCACCGGAGTGGTTGGCTTAATTACATAAAAAGCATCACGAAATTCCTTGTATTCTATCTTATTATCTTTATCATTGGCCAAAATAATAAAGCTTGTACCGACATCAAGACCTTTAGACATAATATTTCCTTTCAATAAAATCTTAAAATATACCTTTTATACACCCTAAAAACAAACTTATAAATTTATAATAGTATCAAATTTTATATGCGTGATTAGGGTCATATGTCAAAAAGGAAGCTATTGTATATCTTACTCCTTTTGTAATTTTGGTTACTCCGTGTAAACAATCTAGACCCCCAGTATGTATAGCACTGTATCCTGGTTGTGATGGAACCTGTAGATTATTTTTATTTGGATAATATAGAACGCCACCTTCAAAATCGTCATTTAAAAATGTTACTGTGCCGAAATCTCTCCAAGGAAAAGGATGAGCACTGCCATTTGGTTCCGCAGCATCAGCGTGTGGACGTAATTCATATCCTTCAGTCCATCTAACTATATGTAAACTATCTATATATAATGGTTGTTTTATTTCAGCAATTTTTATGAATTCAGACAACATATAATCTTTTCCGTCTTTAATAATATTATATATGTTTTGATCTTTAATTTGATTCATATATATCTGTCTGCCTTTCCAATAATCGTTACCTAGTTCGCCAAAATCTGATAAATGACTGTTAATATAGTCTATAATTTTATTTGCATTGTCTTTTATAATTATATTTTCAAACACTACTGGCATATTATTCATTTTTTCTCCTAGCACTCTGGTATAAGATCAAAATATTTGCAACATTTTGAATTATTGTGTAGCGGTATCAAAGATATTATAAAACTTTTAGTAATATTAGCAATATAATCAAAATATAATTTACCATAATTAGAACGAATATACTCTTGAAACATATTTTTATATTTATTAACTTGTTTTTTATCTACAATTTTATTGTATAAAATAAAGTCATAACCTATAATAGATTGATAAATTTTTGCATAATCATATACAATATCTCCAAATACTGTAAGATCATCTCCTAGTCGTCCTCGCATATCTATGAATTTTGTGTTGTTTTCATAGTCTATTAGAATATTAGAAAACACAGGATCTCCATGAATCATTCCTGGTATTCCTAGTTTATTTGATTCATAATAATTTAATTGATTCAAAACATCATTAAAGATATGTTCAAAGTTTTTATAATTAGAAAAGTCAAAATCATTTACTCTATTTATTAATTTTTTGGAATAATTGCTATATATATCACAATTAAAATTTCTATTTGGTTGAATATCATGTATTAATTTTAGGTTTTCTAATACTTTATTGAATACAGATTCTTCTAAAGCTTTATTGATATATAAATAAGATAATGGTATTCCATTAATTTTTTCCATAACTAAAGAAGCATCCATATATTTAATTATTTTTGGGTATAGGTGTTTTATAGATTGAGGAATATTTTCATAATAATATTTTTCACCACTTATATCTTTTGAAAATTTTTCTACAACATTATTACTTGTTGTTAAATTATTAAATGATCGAGGTTCAGTATGAAGCATATAAAAACCAGTTTGTTTTTCTATATCGTCAAATGCATTAATAGCCAAATCATCAATATAGAAATCTGCATATGGTTTACCAAATATTAATTCATTATAAGGTATATTAAATTCATTTAATTTTTGAATTGTAATTCGTTCTATATCTTTTTTTATTTTTTCTACATCTCCTCCATGAGTACGCATTCTTCGTGCAGTATAAATTATTATATAGTGTCCTGTTTTATAAAGATATCTTAATAAGGATATATTTTTTTCTATTGGCTGCACAGTACTATAGTCCCCAGCTATTTCTGGATAAGAAACTAAAGTATTGTCTAAATCAAAACAAAAGCGTTTTTTGCTTTGCAGTTGGCAATGCAAATTTGAAGATATTTTTTTAAGTTGTTCTGGAGTACCGAAACAATTAAAGCCGTCTATATATATAGCTTTAATAATTTCTTGATTTTTTATCATTGCTTTGTATATATTAGATATATAGCATTCTTTATCATTAGTATTATTCAAAACTAGATTTGCGTACTTTTTAATATATTCTTTGTTCCTAAATAAATATGCGCCGACTGAGATATTGTCTGATATTTTCTTTTTTTCTTCTATGTCAGTAATATTTTTATTTTCGTCATAAACTATATATGAGTATATTTCTTTTTGATCGTAATTTTTTGTATAAACTATAGCATTATCAAAACCCTTAGTTGACTCTAATATATCTGATCCATAGATAGTGTCACAGTCTAGAATTAAAACCCGTTCGTTATCCATGTGACTACATCCGATTAATATGCTTTCAGCAGCACCTCGGGTATTTCCATTAAAAGTTATGAAGTTTAAATTTTTAAGATAAAAATTAGTTTTTACTATAGTTTGTTTAAAATTAAATTCTTCAAATTCTTCACGATACAAAATATATACTATATCATTTTTTGAAATGCGTAAAGATTGAATTAATTTAGATAGCAGATGTTCTCCACAAGACCTAATCATTGGTTTTGGCAAAATATAACCCTGACCAGAAAATCGCGTTCCTTCTCCAAGTATTGGTATTAATATGTTCATACATTCATTTTAGACAAAACGTTGATACTATATTTTTGGTCTATTAGTGCTACTTGAATCTGCCTATATTTTCTCAAATGACTTCCGATTAAATCTTCACACTGAAAGTGACAATATTTGTTTTTTACTAAAAATTCTATTTGATTATACACATCTGTATATATATTCATTATTTCTGAACTTGATATAGCCCAATGATCACATATAGAAGTATGACTCAAAAAAGAATCACTTCTATTAAATCCAGAAAAACCGATTGGTATAAAACAAACTCTTGATCCAGCAAAATCAGAAAGAGGAGGAAATTTATTCCAAAATATTAATCCAAATCTAATACGAACTACTATATCATAAACAAAATTATTTTCTTCTTCATATTCTTTTTTAAGCATATTAGCCATATACATAGAATATAATTGACTAATTCCGTCTTGTGGATTTAAACTCGGTGATTTTATTTGATCCAGTATTGGATCATATTTGAATATCTTAGGAGATTCATACATATGTTTTTTAGGATTATATAAATCTAATATTATTGATTCTATATTATGTGGTATTGGGTTGCTAGATGGGCCGATATGAAAATCTTTTCCACCTTGCTGTAGCAATAATTCTCTATGTTTATATAACCAAGCCGAATAGTATGGGCGACCAAACATTTGTCTGTCTATCCAGGTATGAATAAAAACATCAGCATTATTAGGTTTAATAATTTTATCACTTATGTTTTCAAATGATTCTTCAACTCCTCTAGGTTGTCCTGATATAATAACAGCGCATTTCATTTATCTAAGCCTGTTTGGTGATCTATAAATTTATTACTGTAAATATCTTCGCCCCTCCAATATCTTTTTCCATTTCTATGTTTCTTTTTTTGATCTTCTGTAGACCTTTCTACTCCAAACAATCTTGCACATTCTCTTTCCTCAGCAATCCGATCGTCTGTTAAAATTTTAGAAGCATCCCTAACGCTATAATGATCAATAAAATGTCTTGGATATGGCAATAAACATCCTATATAGTCTCCTTTATTTACTCGTATTTTATAATTTGGTCGAGTTACTCTTATATTATAAGTAAAATCTCTTCTTAAATTATCGGTTTCGACTACTCCCGTCATATGATACAGCCCATCAATAAAGTAATTTGGAGGATTCATAGTCATTAAATTAATGCCATTAGGCGTTCTTAATTGGTATGGTGTTTGTACAGTAAATGTTCCCATGCCGAAATGAGGTTTGATAGATTGTAGATTATGTGTTTTTTCATAGTCTTCTTTATTTAATATTTCAACAATAACAGATTCTGGAGTATCTTTTCCTGTCCATATAACTTCAAAATCATATAATGATTTTAATACTATTCCATATTGATTTCCCATAACCAAAGGTAAGCAGTGATATGCATGATCAATAAACCAAGATCGTTTGTTATTATTTTTTAATGACTCAAATATAGAGTTTATGTGTTCTTGCGTTTGCCACTTTGGGTCATAGGCAATAGCTGCTATAACTGAGTCTTGTATATTTAACATGATCTTATCCTCTTTTTAAGCTTTTAAGTCGATTAACTGACTCTGAAATATTGGTATCGGACGTTTCTATATTTCCTAGTTCTTCGTATTTCTTTTCTAAAGAATCTGTACTTATTTTAGTAACTACTTTGGTTTCATCAATATCTATTTTTTTATTTGCTCGATTGTAGCTCTTGGCTTTATTGCGTTTTTTATATTCAGACTGCTGTGATGTCGAATCCTCATCATCATAAACCTTTGTTATTCTCATAGAATTATTTTGCCCAAGCAGATAGCCTGCAACAAATACTAAAATATTTACAATAATTATGTAGTATAATTCTGGTGTCATTTAGTTCTCCTTAAATAAGGATATACACCGACTATTAGACTACTTATTTGGTCTATTTTAGAGAGTTTAACCAAGTTGAATATTTGTTTAGTTCATATCCAACTATTTTAGACTTTTGATTGTTATTAACCATAAATCTAGAATCAGGAATAATGTTAATTTTATATTCCTGCTTATAAGTGGGATTATCATTTAGATCTATATAACAGACAATTTTATCTTCTAAAAGATGATCTAAATTCCCAGAGTTTATTTCTTGTTTAAGATTTTGACAATAAACACAGTTTTCTGACCCGAATATGACTATTACATTTCTTTGTAATTCTGCTGCTAGGGTCTTGGATTTGTTCAGACTATTTGTAAATACTGGAGGAGTTGCTATGGATACAGAAGAGAATAAAAACAAGAACAATAATACTAAGATTTTATATACCATAGCAACACCCCGCTATATTGACTAATCTATTTTGCCTATAATTCTACCCTTCTGAGTCCTTATTATATACCCCTTTCGTGCTAAATATGGCTCAATACTATTTTCAATAGTATCTATAGCAATACCAGTAATAGCAGAAATAGACTTGATACCTATTGGATTCCCTCTGTGTTGCTTCAAAATATCAAGATATTTTCTATCATAACTATCCATACCAAGACTATCAATTCCTTGGATTTGAAAGATTTCATCAACACTAACATCATCATCCATACAGCTTTTATAATTCTTATACCACTGAAGTCGGCCGTTTAAAATACGAGGCGTACCTTTACTACGTTTAGCAATTTCCAAGAGGTCTGAGTCGCTTATGACTACTCCTAGTTTATCAGCATTCGACTTGGCTAGTTTTGCTAGCTCATCTTCAGTATAAAAATTCAAATGTTCCTTAATTTGAAAACGATCATAAAATGGCTGACTAAGACTTCCGCCACTAGTTGTAGCACCAACTAATGTAAACGCTGGAACTTCAATTTCTTCTGGTTCTTTCTCTACAACCATTGTGAATTTGAAATCTTCCATAACAGGATAAAGAAATTCTTCAACAAGTTTTGGCAGTCGATGAATCTCATCAATAAAAAATACGCAACGCTTTGTCATTCTCATCAAATAAGATACAACATTTTTTACGCTACGCAAATTAGCGGCGTTTGCCATATACAAATTTACGTCCATTTCCGACGCCAGGGCACTCGCTATAGTGGTTTTACCGAGGCCAGGAGGCCCATCAATTAAAACATGGGGCAGCACCGTGCCAGAGTTTTTACAACCTACCGTAGAGATGCGAAGACGCTTGACTACTTCTTGTTGACCAATAATTTCTTCAAACTTTGTGGGCCTTAGACCGTTTGCCATGATTCATTCCTCTCCAATGTTTTTTTCATTTACCCAAAATACAAAATCGTCTATTTCATCATCGTATGCAGATTCTACTAAACCCTTTTGAACCAAAGAACCTATTGTGTTACTAACCATTCTGTCATTTAGTTGATTCAAAATCTCATAAAATAAAGAATCGCATATCAAGTATCGAACAGCGTTAGTGGTTTTATTTCTTTGCTTTTTTAGGGCATTTTTAACTATAACGGAAGACTCTTCTTGAGTTAATAGTTGATTAAACTCTGCTTCGTCTTCTGGTTTAGAGATCATGCTATCAATAACATCATCTTCACTTTTATCCCAGTCTCCGAAATTATTGTAGACTAGTTTTCGTGCAGATGTTATAAATCCGTCTAAATCTTTTACAACAAACCATTCATCATCTGTATCCATTGTTAACTCCTAGTTTAGTATGTCGAACATTCCTTGATAATAATGTGGTTGTTGTACAAAATGTGTAGCGTGTCTTTGAAGATGACTTCGATATTCTTGGTTGTATTTATCTCCCAAAAAATGCTTGGTCTTCCAAATCTGCTGACCCTGATAATTGGATCCCAAATACTGGAACTTTAGATCGTTACCAGTATTGGGATTCCAACCATTCACAGGAAACTGAATTATAGGCAATCCGGTAGAATTGTCCACTGTCCATTTATCGGTTTTGAAAAAGTCATTTAATTGATTCAACACCCAATCAGACAATGATTTGCTCTTATCTACATCAAAGGTAAAATACCATTTATATTTATTAGGATCATGATTATCGTAGTTATAATAATCATCATCATAGTTATCATCGTCATCATAGGGTTCGTGCATAAATCACCCGATACAAAATTGGTCACTTAGTTGGTTAGCAAGGTCTTTGGCAGCAGTCGATAGGAACCGATTGTTGCTGAAATACAGTGCTGTGGACGCTTGGTTTAGGTAGTCAACGACCGTTTTTAAAAGTTTGGTCTGCTGACCGTCCAGATTTAAACAGCCACCGTGGGTGACTTCCCCAGGAATCACAGGGTTTGCATCACCATAAATCTTATTGTAAGCATTAGTATAGTTCTTATATGTCTGTTCATTAATAGGACTCTTATAAGTAACGCTAACTGGAGCAGGATCGAGATTTACTTCCACCGAATCCTGACTATTTTTCTGACCACATAGATTCATAAGAATTTCCTTTGCTACATCGGGTGAAACTGGGAGACTATTAGCATCGGCCTGCTTATACGCTTTAGCATAGCCCTTGTACCATTCATCACTACACTTTGTTGGATCAATAACAATGTTTGTGCTTTGACCTGTAAGAGCAGACTGAAGATCGGCCACATTAATTGGCTGACCAGTTGATCCAGGCAGGATGCTGGTAAAATACGGAGCCTTCTTTTCCCAACCCTTACGCCACCAAGTATAAGGAACACGATAAATCTGATTGGCCTTGATCGCCCGTGGATCTCCGCCAAAGTAATTTACCAGCTTCTTTTGTAGACCATTCCAGTAAGTTTTGTTTTTGTCAACAAGTTTACGAGAATTGTCATCAAAAATCCAGTAGCACTGATATCCGTTTCTAGTATCTACTACCCAGCTTGGCTTAACAGCAAAACTGTTGATCTTTTCCAAGAACTTCTTTTTCTTCTGCATTACAACGCTTGGCTTAAAATACTTGCCTTCATTGTCTCGACCAGCATCCATATCACAAAAACAACAGGTAAATTGATTAATAGCGTATAGTTTGCGACCACCATTCACATAAAAGTAAACATCTGAATTATTATTTAGATTAGCATGAACTGCTGTTGTTAGATTGTCTGTATGACCCATACTACTAATCTTTTTACGAGGATCACCATTATAGCAATAAATCTGCTGAGTACTAAAAGAGTTTATGAAACTACCCCTCATTTTGCAGTTTTGCTGGTTCCAAACATCATTACTATTATCGAAAGGATTAAATCCAAGATCGTCACTAAACATTTTTCACCTATTTCCTGTGTAGAAATTAATATGCCGGGATAATAAACGCTACTATCAGTATCAGCAAAAGATGATGGGAGAGAATCGAACCCTCGTAAATAGCAATAGGCTATTCAGCAGTCACCAGACTCCACCATTGGTTTAAACCTCAGTTATAATCGTCCCAATCTTCATCATCTTCGTAATCTTCTTCATCGTCCTCATCAAACTGATCCCAATAATCGTTGTCAATATCGTAATCGTCCTCATCATCTTCATAATCATCATCGGTAAAAGTAGAAGAATACAATGGCTTGCTAAGTTCACCCTGATATTCGCCAACTACCAAATACTCGCAAGTACGAAGTTTCTCGCAATTGCAATCACTAGGAACACTAACAACATCCTTGGGATTGATCTTAACAATAACAATGCGATCACCAGATTCAACACTTCCATAACCGGCAACATAATTCAATGCACCAGCATGAAGACCATCCGAACAACCAACAGCACGATTATCATCCACTCTTGCACGATTCATCTTGCAGATATTACCAACACTGTTGTCGAATACTCCACGATACTTGTCCATATAATCTGATCGAACAGCCTTATATGCCAAGAAACAACCATCCTCAGTAATCGGCAGATTTTCATGCTCAAGGAAATCGTATAGTTCCTTCTGACTCTGCATACTAGGATTATCCATAAGATTATTCAGGAAATTAACCAGGGGCTGGAATGGCAGACCCTTGCTCATAAATTCCAGAATACGCTTACTAATACTACCATGAACAACCTCACCCTCATAGGTGACTTGACCGTTCTTAATTTCTACCAGACCATCACTAAAGTTAGCAACAGCCTTTTCTACATCAACAATAGCCAAGAGTTCGTCGGAGGTTGCGGTTGGCAATGCCTCCAGAATCATCTTGTAATTAATAT